CGCCGAAGAGGCTCGGCTTGTTGATTGTGTAGGTGTCGCCGTGCTCGACCGAGCCGGTGAAGACCAGATCGTCGCCGATCCAGACGCGCGTCAGCTCGTCGATGGGGTCCTGTCCGATGCCGCGGCAGAAGGCCCACTGAACGCCCATGAAGTACTTGAACTGCCCAGTCGGCGTGTGGCTGAACAGGCCGTCGACGACGATCGCCTCGTTCTTCAGGTCTCCGTACCAGACGACGTTGGGGCCAGCGATGCGCGTCGTTCCCCACAAGATCGGGACTGGCCGACCCTCGGTCGCGGTCGGGAAGTTGAAGTCGCCGATGCCCGCAGGCTTCTGCGTCTCCGACTTCGGCTGCATCAGCTTGGACAGCACCAACGTCGCCGCCCAGAAGATGAACGTCATCCAGAATGCCATCGGCTATAGCCCCGTCTCGAAGGGGTTCTTCTTCGGCACGAAGGGGAAGCCTCCATAGTTCCCGCCGTTGTTGAACTTTGGGCATCCGTCAGCACTGGTGTCGTGCGCGCAGCCAGCCAGCACGTTGACCAGCGTCGGCATTGCGGTGAACGGCAGCAGCATATACAAGTCATCGCCGAACTGGTCGAGCACCATGCGAAAGTCGCCTGCGCCGATCGCCTCGATCATGCCGCCAATGAACCAGCCCGGCGTGAAGTCGGTCGAGAGCCCTGGCACCGTCAGCACGCGCCCGACCTGGGCGCTGACGCTATAGGCCGACGCCAGAAATGCAGGATCGGTCGGGCTGACCTTGCAGGTGTTGGGCTCGTAGTGGACATGGTTGCACGGGCCCTGATAGGTGAAGCTCGGCAACGCGTGATTGCCAGCGGCGAGCCGCGGCAGGCTGGTGATGACGGCCTCCTTTACGCCCCTGCGGTAGCTGACGGTCTGCACCTCGCCGTCGAAGATGGTCACAATCTCGGGCGTGCCGCCGTCCGTGCTGTGGAAGCGCCGCGCCAGCAGCAGCACGCGCTGGCCAGGCGGAACGTTGAGGAACAGCTGCGGTAGCGGGTGCGAGGCCGGCATACGCAGCTCGAATTCGGTGTCGTGCTTGTCGAGATCCTCATGCAGCTTGCCGCGCTCGATGGCGACTGGTTCGTAGTCCTCGACCCCGATCGAAACGCCTGCCTCGGTCGACGTCACGCGGTAGATCGCAGCGCCGACCGTGAACTTGAAGACCTCGACCGGCTGGCCAGACTCGACGCTGGTCTCGACGCTCTGGTAGGTCACTCGAACACCGCCACCACCGGCGTGGTCACCCTGGCGCTGTTGCCGTTCTGCTGAAACTGGATCCTGATCCTGTCGTCGTCGATGCGCACCTTCTCCACGAAGTCAATGCGCTCGACCTGCGCCGGCGTGAAGGTCGACGGCCAGGTCCCGTTGAGCGTCAGCGTCTCCTCGTTTGCTCCGACCTCGACCGATCCGAGCACCGTGCGCAGCAGCGCGGGCGCACCGGTGGTGAAAGCCACACGGATGACGTTCAGCGGCTGGCGTTGGCGAATAAAGCGCGTATAGCCGATGTTGGAAATCGTCAGCGCGGCCGAGGCCGACAACAGGTTCTGCGTCGGCACCAGATCCGGGCGGAAACGCGCCAGGTAGAACGAGATCTGCCGCCCGCGCAGCAGGTACATCAGCTGCCGCAGCTGCCAAACAGCCTGCCGACCCTGCGCGAAGAAGGTCTTCATGCTGCCGCGCTTGCTGCGGTCCCAGGCCGACGTGCGCTCAACCTGACCAGTGTCGCCGTCGATCACGACCACCTTGCGCGTGTAGCTCTGCGCGCTGGTTCCCTTGACAACGTTCGGGTCGTCCAGCAGCACCTTGCTGTTGAAGGTCGAGAAGGCCGCGCCGCTGGACAAGTCCAGCGCGTTATCCTCGATGTCGAAGCGCGAGCTCATCTCCTCGAGGCTGACCGGATGGCGCTCGCCCTGGATCACGTCGCTTGCACGCCCGATCTGCACCGGGAAGACCGACGTGCCGATGGGATAGACGTTGGCGATCGGGTTCTCGAATTCGATCGTCGTCGCCGTGATTGCCACGATCGTCTGCACGTCGAACAGCGTGCGGTCGATCAGCACCACCGCCAGCCCGCCAACGCGCAGGTCTACGAACGCCGTCGAGACGACGTTGATGATGAGGTCGCCAGGGCTGATGGCGACGGTCAGGAACATCTCGTCGAACCACAGCGGCAGCCCGAACGGCCGGTGCTGCCAGTCGAAGATGGCGGCCTCGACCGCCATGCGTTCCTCGCCCTCCTCGATCTTGTAGTCGTACAGGAACGCCTGGCGCGGATAGCGGCGCGGTGACGGGCGCAGCTCGCTGCCATCCTTGGCCTCCTGCACGTCAGTCAAAAAGCCCAGCTCCTCGACGAATGGCAGCTCAGGCCGCGGGAAGAACAGCACGATGCGCTGGATGTCGACCGGCACGAGGATGGTGCTGCCGTCGTCGAAGACGAACTCCATCTCGTCGTCAACGATCGGCTCGCCCTCCAGCGAGACCTGCAGCACCATCTGAATGCCGCCCAGCGGCGGAATCAGCACCGGCACACCGGGGAAGCCTGAGATCGTCGTGCCCGAGTCGGCGACCGGAACGAACGTCAGCCAGGTGATGTAGGCCTTGCGGTAGCCGTTGAAGACCTCGAAGGCGCCAGCCTGCGGCGACAGCACGTTGCCGAACGAGAAGAAGCGTGGCACGACGTGCATGCGCTCGAAGAAGTCGATGCCGCTGGTCATGCTCAGCTGCTCCTCGCCGCTGAACGCCTGCTCAACCTCGTCGTCGACAACAGCCGGCGTGTGCACGCCCATCGTCGGGTCGACCTCGACCGCGAACGTGACGTGCGGCAGCGCCATGGGCATGGCGAACGCCACCGTCGCGCCGAACCGCTCGGCCTGCAGCCGGTAGTCGACCAGCACCCCAGAGAACGTCGCCACGGCCTACGCCGTTTCCTTGCGGTAGGCGATCCCAGAGAAGTAGGTGCGGTAGGCCACGTTGTCCGACGTTCGGATCCCCAGCGGCAGCATGACGTAGGTGTCGGCGCCCACCGTCACCTCCTCGCCAGCAGAGAAGTTGCGGATGTTGATCCCGCGCACGTCTGGCAGATAACCAAGCAAGTGCCGTCGCGTGGTGGCGACCGACTCGGCGTGCCAGATCGGGATCTTGTACATGGGGATCAGGCCCGTCAGCGACGAGCCATTGAACACGCCGAAGCTGCGCGCCACAGGCCCGCCGCGGTAGCCGCCGCGAATGCGCTCGCGCGCGATGCCTGCGGTGTCGAGCCCCGTCGAGACAGCCGTCGTCGTGCCACCGATGACGCCCCACTTCCCGGCGCCGGGCTGGCCGGTCAGCCCCTCGCAGTGCACGGTTGCCGCCATCGGCATGCCCGTGGCGGTGTAGAGCCCATCCAGCAGCGCCGACTCCGAGATGTCGATCGGGGTGTGGTTCGTCGAGCCGCCCATCATGTGGCCGTAGCAGTACTCGCCGCCGGTCCACGTCCCGACCTTCTCGATGTTGCCGAAGCCGAGGTGTCGGAAGGCGCCTGTGGCAAACTCAACCCCGACGTGCAGGTAGGCTGGCCCGCTGTCCTGCTCAAAGAAGTGGTAGGACAGGAACGGCCCGTTCCCGATGTCGCTGACGTGGCGCTCGTCGTCCAGCAGCGTCGTGACGTGCGACGTGGTCGCGTTGTATCCGTTGCCGCTGTCGTTCGGGTGCGTACCGGGCTGGTTGCCGCCGGTGTAGCCCAGCGCCTGGTGCATCGACATGGCCACCGGTGTGGCCACGGTCCAGCGCGCAGAGACGAAGACGTTGCCCTTGTGCAGCGCCCAGCTGCCGCCGGCGGTGTCGAGCTGGTCGCTTGTCCAGCCGTTGGCCCCCGCGAACGTGTGCAGCTGGGTCAGCAGGTCGGCGAGCGTGGTCGCGGTCCCCTTCTGGTACGCCACGTCTCAGTCCTCCCTCATCGCCAGGTAGCTGTAGGTCGCGGTTCGATTGCCGTTGTAGAACATGCGGTAGCGATTCGTCGCGGCGCTGACGATCTCGTCCTCCGCACTCTCACCATTCGCCTGGCTGACCCAAAACAGGCCGTCGACCTCACCCATCTGGACGTAGGCGTCTGGGTTGGCGGTGATGTCGCTGCGCAGCACGACGCACGGGAACAGCGGGATCTCGCCGCCATAGGACGGGTAGATGAACACGGCACCGGCGCCGTCAAGGAAGATGACGTCGTCCCAGTTGAAGCCGTTTCCCTCATCAATGATCCGGTCATCGACAACCAGCTGCGTCACGGTTGACGGCCCGAAGCCGGCAGGATAGAGCGTGTTGTCGTTCTGCCGCGTCGAAAGGTTGAGCGTCGTGTCAGTGGTGAAGTCGAAGTTGCGAACGCTGACCCAGCTGCCGTTGGGATCCCAGACGTACGCTGGCCCGCTGCCGCCTGTGCGGCCCAGCACCTCGCTAAGGCCCGAGACGATCCCCGACGTGTCCTGATACCAACCGGTCAGCCGGTTCGTGGCACCAGCGATGTAGAGCGGGTAGGGGAACTCGCTGGTGGTGCCGAGCTGGTTCAGGAAGCCCAGGTGCCATCCCATGTAGCGCGTCAGCGAGGCAGTGCGCGTCTTGGCATTGCCCATGAGGCGCCGCGGGGTCACGCTAACCCAGAAGTCCATGTCGAAGGCGTCGGTTGGCTTCAGAGGAACAAACGCCCCGACGTTCAGCGACGTGGTGATCGCGCCGCTGGCTTGCAGGCCAGGGCTGATGTCCGGCTGCTGGTGGAAAGGCAGCAGCGGGTTGTAGGTCGACATGCCGAACAGGGCCCAGTTGAAGGTGGTCGCGCTCGCGGCCGCGTTCGAGCCCTGCCAGGTTTTGATGCCAACCACGATCGCGTCCGTCGCGCCGTAGCCCTCGCCCTCGAGAATGACAACCTGGTCCAGCGAGGAGGAGAAAGCCCAGGTTACGTTCAGAGTTGCGCCAGTGCCGCCAGCGGGCGCCACCGTGGTGACCACGGGGTTCGTGGGGACCTCCTCGTACTTGCCAGCGCTCAGCAGGGTAACCGTAGCCACGGCCGAGCCGGATAGGGTCGCAACAGTGAACGTCGCCGCGCTGCCGCCGTCGCCTAGCACGCCACCAACCACCGTCAGCACATTGCCGACCGAGTAGCCCGTGCCGCCGGCGGCCACCGTGGCGCTGGCAGCAATCTGGCTGCGCCTGCGCAGGACCCAGCCAGTGAAGTCCATCGTCAGGTCCATGGTCGCGCCGGCACCGGTACCGCCTGTGACCGCGTTGCCGCTGAGCGTCGGATTGACCGTGTAGGCGCCGCCAGTTTCGATGCGCACCGTTCCGATCACGCCAGCCGGCGCGGTCAACACACGGATGGTAGCAGCGAAGGAAAACGTGCCGCCGGCGACGGTCAGGATGTCGCCCACCGTGTAGCCGGCGCCGCCGTTGTTCACAACCGCCGTTGCAACGTGGTCGCTGGTGGCAATCTGGATCAGCTTCTCGAGCAGCGTGATGTAGTTGGTCGCGGTTCCGGTCTGCCACGTCATCGCACCAGGCTCCCTACGCGTCGGCGGTTGCGCTGCAGGACGTTGAGCACGGCCTGTTCGCCAGCCTGGCTCTCTATCCCTGCGGGGATCTCGTCCTTGTCGCTGACGTTGAAGACATTGACCGAGGCGGGCGGCGCGCTGACCGTGATCTGCGGCGGGCCCTGCGCCGACATCATGGCGGCCGTCTCGCCCGCGGGCGTGATGGTGCCGCTGTCCTCTGGCGTGAACAGCTCTGGTCCCTGCTCGCCCACGATGTAGGGCTTACCCTCCTCGGCTGGACCGCCCTCAGCCAGCCCGCCCAGCCCGCCAAAGGGGTTGAACAGCCCCGCGCCGCCGCTGCCAACGCCCAGCCCGAGCAACGACTGGAAGGCCTGGTGCAGCAGCAGGCGTGTCAGGTCAGCCAGCACGCTGTTGACGAACCCGGCCAGGTCGGCCTCGCCAGTGGTCACGAACTTGACCACCGCATCCTCGGCGTTGTGGAAGGCGTTGACGACCAGGCTTTGGGCCGCGCCCGCGACGTCGGTCATCTCCAGCTTGATCTGCGCTAGGCCAGCCGTCAGGCCCTGCTGCAGCGTGTTGGACAGGCCAGCGGACGATGCCTGGATCTCCAGCAGCGCGCGGTTGTACTCCTCGGCGCTGATCTGATTGTCGCGCTGCAGCTGGTCCAGCGCCTGCAGCGTCAGCTGGTAGTCCTGCATCGGCCCCTGGATCCCGCGCAGAAGTGCATCCTGCGCCTCCAAGAACTCGTTGGCCTGGTCGAAGCCCTCGGGCGGCAGGATCGACGGCGGCTCGAACTCCTGCATGTCGGGCGGCAGGAACGTCGGGCCCTGGGCCTCGGCCGAGGCTGGCAGGTTGATGCCGGAGCCGGTCAGGTCGGCGATGTCCTTGAACTTCTCGGCTAGCGCCTCGACGGCGCTGCTGTACTCCTCGGTCGAGATCGTGCCGCGGTCGTAGAGCTTCTCCAGCAGCAGCAGCTGGTGGTCGAAGTCCTCCTGAGGCCCGCGGATTGACTGCAGCACCGCCTGCTCCTCCTCGATAGCAGCGTTCAGGCGCAGCTGCGCCTCGATCTGCTCGCGGATGGCAGGCGTGATCGGCACGTTCTGCTTCTCGAGCGCCGCGATCTCTTTGTCGAGCGCGATGCGGATCTTGCGCTCGCCGTTGCTCAGCTTGAGCAGCTCGGTCTCCTTGCCCAGCTCGAGCAGCAGGTCCGTAACGCCCTGCGGCAGGATGCCGGCAGCGGCGGCCGGCAGCTGCGCGATCTCACCCTTCAGGCCAGCGATCTTGTCCGTCAGCTCCGCCACACGCTGGGTCAGCCCGGCATTGCCAGGGTCTAGCGTCAGCGCATCCTGCAGCTGTGCGAGCGTCTCCTCATTGTTGCCCAGGCGCTCGTCGAGGATTCCGCTCTCGCCCTGCAGCACGCGGATCTTCTCCGTCAACTGCTCGACGGCGCGCTGTGCAGCCATGTTGTCGGGATCGCGCGTCAGCTCCTCGTTGGCGTTCGCCATCGCCAGCTCAAGCTCGTGGATCCGCGCGGCCGTGCCGACCGACTGCTCATTGGTGATCTTGATGCCGTCATCGATCTCCTTGAGGAACAGTCGCACCTGATGCAGCGCCTCGCCAAACTGCTTCAGCTGCGCGATCTGAATGTCGAATCCCGGCAGGTCTAAGATCGCCTGCGCCAGCTCGTCGAAGCCGCCAACGGCATCGGCAAGGATGAGGATCGCATCGACCAGGGCGCCATTGGTCTCCGACAGGCCGCCGGCGGCGCCCACTGCGTTGTTGCGCAGCACAGTCAGCGCCTGGCCCACGGTCGGGACCGTCTTGGCGAAGTCGTCTGCGAGCTGCCCCTGCGCTTGGCGGAATGCGGTGATGATCGTCTCGGCGCTGATCTTGCCTTGCTCCCCGAGCTTGCGCAGCTCGCCGCGCGTGACGCCCATGCTCTTGGCGATCACGTCGGCCACCACCGGCAGCTGCTCCAGCACAGCGCGCAGTTCGTCACCACGCAGCGTATTTGAGGCCAGGCCCTGAGAAAGCTGGATCGAACCAGCGCGCGCCTCCTGAGCCGAAGCACCGGAAAGGATGAGGGCTTGGTTCAAACTTTCGGTGAACTGCAGCGTCTGGTCCTGGGTCAACCCCAGCTCGCGCGTGGCGAGCGCCGTGCGCGAGTACAGCTCAGCGGTTGCCTGGAACGACGAGCGCGTCCGGTTGGCAACGCCCAGCAGATCCTCGGTGACTGCTGCCAGCTCTGCCTCGCTGTCGGTGACGACACGCAGGCGGTTCTGGATCTGCACGAACTCGTCCGACAGCTGCACCAGCTCACGCAGCAGCAGGCTGACACTAACGCCGAGGAAGGTCTTGCGCAGAATGCCCTGCACCTTGCTGGCCGCGTCGTTGAGCTTGTTCAGCTCTCCCTTGACCTGCTTCACGCCAGCGACGGCCTTGGCAGGCTCGACGATGACTTGGATGCGGTAGACGGTCTCGGCCATGGCCTAGCTCAGCGCGCGAACTTCCGGTTCTTGGTGCGCCCGCCAGCGCCACGGCGCTTCGGCGCCATGCGCTGGTAGCGGGCGAACTCCGTCCGCATCCAGTGCAGGAAGCCGCTGTCCATGGCGGTGATGACGCTCCAAAACAGCGGGAGCGTATCCTCGTCGAGGCCCTTGCGCACGCCGTAGTCCATTGCCCTATCCCAAGGGATCCTGCCGACCGTGCCGCCGGCGCTGACGCGCATGGTGTCGAGGTCCCAGAACGCCAGCAGATAGAACTCGTCCCCTGGGAGCAGCTCGGGGCACTCGACGAACCATTGCGGCAGCGGACGTCCCTTCTCGATGCCGGCGTCGATGGAGAACCAGTCGCGCCGGCACCGAAGCTCCCACAGGAGCCGCTCCTTCAGTTTCCCGCTGTCTCCTGAACCTCATCGGCGGTGGGTACATCGTCAGCCTGGAAGTTGGACGCAGTCATGGCGTGGATGCGAACCTCGTCGAAGATCCACAACGGCAGCGCGGTCAGGAAGCTGCGGCAGTTGTCCTCGCTCAGGGGGACCGGCTGGCCTGCGCTATCAGTAATGCCGCGCCAGCCGGTGACGACG